TACACGCCCGGCGTTGCCCCGGAGGACAGGGTGTCGTGGGGCGGGCGGACGTTCAATATTCTGGAAGTGATAAACGTTGATGAGCGAAGCGAGGAAATGATTCTCCGGGCAAAGGAGCTTTTACCATAGTGGCCGGTATAAACTTTGAGAGGCAATTCAAAGATTTCCATCATGAAGTGATGGCTGTTGTCAGGGCGAATATGGCTGCAAGACTTGATGATGCGGGAGACCTTGTACGGGATACCATGAAAGCGGAGTGCCCTGTTAGAACAAGTGCGCTGAAAAATAGTATCCGTATCCGAAGAAATAAGACGGCATTAAATATCAAGGTGATAGCCGGAGACAAAAACGCATGGTATATCCACTTGGTATTATTTGGAACATCGAATCGAGTTACAAAAACAGGAATGGATAGAGGGTCAACAAGACCGGATAATTTCATGCAGCGGTCAATTGACCAGAACATTGGGAAATTGAAACAAATACTCGGCGAACCTATCCGGGATGAGAAAATGGCAGGGGCTTTCTTGAGGATTAAAGAGGGCACGGAAGAATGAAAGTTCTCTTTGATGCCATAATGGTGAAATATACCGGGGTTACTCCTACCTGGACACCGGCAGCGGTGGCCTGTACTGGCGGGCTTCATAGGGAATTTGCGCCACAAAAGAAGGTTATGCCATATGCGGTGATGCACCACATTTCAGGGAACCCGGAAGACACCTTTACGGAGCGCGGGGAAACATATCTCATCCAGTTCAATATCTATACCGATACGACGTCGGCGACAACGCTTGACACAATAGCAAGTGCGTTCATGACACTCTTTGACTGGTGTACGCTCACTGTCACCGGATATTATTTCATTGACATGCACAGGGTATTTCAAACATGCTATTGGAATGATGAACTCAAAAATTGGACATACGTGATTCAATATCGGATACAGATTCAAAAGACACCATAGGGGGAGTTGTGAGATATTTCGATTGCACACAATGCGGCGGGAAGTGCTGCAAATTCATTGTCATCCCGTTGTATACTTCCGATGAAGAGAAATATCACCGGTTGCGCGGGACGGTGATGGATTCTAAGCGATTAGGGAAGCTGTTTGTACTTCCTGTTCCATGCGCGAATCTCACAGAAGATGGGAAATGCAAAGACTATGAGAACCGTCCTAATATCTGTAAAGAAATGGATGAAAAAACGCTCTTTCGGTATTGCGTTCCGAGCGGATGTAAATACGACATAACCGGCGAATTTGGTGAAGATTTTGGAGTATAACATAACAAAGGGGGAGAGAATGAAACCTGCAAACGGAAGTACTCAAGGGACTTTTGTTCCGGCACCTAAACCGATAACAAAAGAGGAAATGCTCAGTATTGTTGGTCAAGCCTATGACAATAATAATGGGTATTCAGTAAATACCGAAACGGATTACAATACCGGGGAAAGCCATATATTTATAACTATATGGTTAAAAAAGTGAACATGGCGAGAATAACGCAGTAATGCGCAATTAACATTCCGGGTCTGTGCGGTGGGCGGCCACCCTAAGTACACGATCAAGAAGCAAAAACGGGCAGTATAGGAGCCTATACCTTCTATGCTTGCCCGTTTTTGTTTGCCCGGAACCACAACAGAAAGGAGCAACACAATGGCAGCAGCACCGAAACATGGAAAAGGTGGGAGCATAACTTTCACCACGGTTACTCAGGGGGTACTTGAATGGACGCTCGATTACACCATGAACCCGGCGGACAGTACTACATTCACCGAGGCGGGTGTAAAGGCGTTTATCATCGGTACAACCGAATGGAAAGGCACACTCAAAACCAATTACGACCCCGCAAACACGGCGGTTGTAACGCAGGCGGCGGCGGAGTTGGTTCTCACCGTCGCGGCATCGAACACCTACACCGGAAGCGTGTTGATTACCAATATGTCGGTATCGGTGAACAAAGATAATATCGCCACCGTGGATTATTCGTTTCAGGGGACTGGCGCTCTTGTTATCGCCCAGGCATAATCAAAGAAAGGGGGCGACAAAATGGCGGCAGCACCTCAACACGGCAAAAACGGGGCATTCTATGCGGCCAAAGGAATCATAAGAACGCGAACGCTTGCATTCGCCATATCTCCGTCTAGAATTACCGATAGTGACAGCGGTTTTGTCACCGCCGGATTTATTCAAGATCAAAAGATTGAGATAGTCGGTTCGGTAGCGAATGATACAAACGGGACACCGCTGACTATCGCATCAGGTGGGGTAGCGGCGGGCGCACTTACGCTCACTGCACCCCCTACAATAGGGGATGCTGGGCCGTTGATTCTAATTTACCAGAACGCTCCCGGTGGCGCTCCATTCGGATTTACGGCATGGACGCTGGATGTTGTAATGAATCCGGCGGAATCTACCAGTTTAACCGAAGCGGGCGTAAAAACCTTTATCCCCGGCACAACCGAATGGAAAGGGACGGCAGAACGGCTGTATTGTGAATCGGATGTATTGTGGGGCACAACTTCCATATGGGCTGGTAACGTAACCGGCACATATCAATGGGTACGGTTTTTCAAGCCCTATGTGGCGATTCCTTCCGCCGGAACCCCATCTTATTTCTATGAAGGGTTGGCTCTTGTAACTGCATCGAATATCACTTGGCCTTCCGGTGATATAGTAACGCAGAAGTTCGATATTCAGGGCGTCGGGGTATTGACGCTGGTTGCAAAAACATCCGCGTGGTAAAAAATCAGGGGGAGTTATGAAATTTGATCTCGAAAATCTCAATCCCGGAACATGGTTCGATTTCAAGGATGGCGGGCGGATATGTCTCCGCTCCCTTTCCACGAGAGAAGCCATTTCCATTACCAAAAAAACAATGAAACCTAAGGTTGAGTACAAGGTTGGACAGCGGTTCTCTTTCGATGAACCAGACAATGACAAAGCGTTTTCGCTCATGTGGGATTCTGTAATCGTTACATGGGAAGGTATCGAAACCGCTGATGGAAAACCGCTGGAATGTACCACGGAACACAAGCTGAAACTCATGCTGGAATCCCCGGTATTTGCCGGGACGGTTCGTGTATTTCTCGAAAAGCTCACGGAACTTGACGCAACCGAGAAGGAAGCCGAAGAAAAAAACTGAGGCGCCTCGCCTCCTGGATGTTCCACAAGGGGAAGGAGTGCGGGGAAACGTGTCAAAACATGTACACTCTCGACGGTGGCTCCCCCCCGTGTTCTGAGTGTTACCCGAACCCGCTTCCCGCGAACCGGGAGGCGGTCAGGGTATACGGATTGGTTTCGCATCAGGTGAGAGTGGCGGGCATGGGGGAAATCATCGGGCTTGACTATTCAGCGGTGTTTCCGGTGATGGAATTATGTGGAGTGCAGGACAAGATAGATTGTTTGGCGCGGATAGAAGTTATTTTCCAAGAAATTCAGGAAATGAGAGCGGATAAATGAATATCAGCGGAGTATATGCCATTTGGTGTAATGGAAACCAAAAAATATACATAGGAAGTTCCGTTGATATTCTAAAAAGAATAAACCAGCACAAAAGAGAATTAAGGACAGGAAAACATCATAACCCAATATTACAACGCTCATGGAATAAATATGGGGAAAACTCATTTGCATTTAGAGAAGTACTACAAACCCCAACAGAATATGCATACAGGGCAGAACAAGAGATATTGGACGCATTAAAACTCGTAAATCATGAAAATGTAATGAATGTTTTACCCAAAACAACATCTCTTTGTCGAATAGGGGTGAGACATTCAGAAGATACAAAATTGAAAATAGGAAATGCAAACCGTGGCAATAAATGGGACAACGAATCAAAACAAAGAATGAGTTTGCAACGCATTGGAAATCAATATAGACTTGGCATTAAGCATTCCGAAGAGGTAAAAAAGCGCATCAGTGAAACGAGTAAAAAAAAGAGAGCTTCCGAAGAATCAAAAAAAAGAATGAGGATAGCGTAAAAAGGAAGATTATTTACAGAGAAAATGCGCGAAACTCAATTAAGAGTGCATCTTGGCTCTAAAGCATCGGAAGAAACGCGGAAAAAAATGAGCGAATCTCATAAAGGGCAAAAACGGAGTGAAGAAGCTAAAGAACATATGAGAATTGCTCAAAGAAAGAGAGCTGATTCCGATGAAGAAAAAAATATAAGAAGCGAAAGAATGAAGGGGAATAAACTATGGCTTGGGAAAAAGCATAGTGAGGAAACTAAGGCTAAAATGAGAACGACGCAAGCACGAAAGCGCGAAGAAAGGGAGGCACAAAAGTGCGCCTCTTAGAGACATGGGTGGAAATAAGTGCACGAGACACTAAGCTCAATATGGGCTTGAAAACGGCGAATAAGTATGCCAGACAGCAAGTTTCCGAGATGCAACGGACGCTTGATTCCCTATCTTTCAAGTCGCTCATGCCTAAATTCATGGATTCTACCGCCGCGAATCTCGGATTGATTGCGCTTGGGACAAGTGCCGTTTATGCGGGCAAGAAACTCCTCGATGTTGCTGGTAATCTCCAAGTCCTAAAAATATCACTCGACACCGTTACAAAAGGACATGGTGAGGAATGGTTTGGGAAACTGAATAAATTTGCTCTTGACCTACCCGTAAATCTTTCCGCTACGATTGATTCATTCCGCCGTATGACCGCAATGAACCTGCAGCCCACCGTTGAACAAATGCAAATTCTTGTGGACGCTTCCTCTTCTCTTGGAGGAGAAGAGGCCCTAATCGGTATTTCCCGCGCTCTCGGGCAAATCATCACAAAAGGGAAGGTCTATTACGAAGAGCTTTTGCAATTAACAGAGCGCGGTATTCCGGCGTATGATATTCTCCGGGAAAAACTGCATTTAACAGGCCAGCAGATAGCGAATATCGGAAACATAAGTGTTGATGGGAGAAAAGCTGTTGATGCAATGTTTGAAGGCATGAAAGAGCGGTATGGTGGCCAAATTGAACGGATGAAGAATACCTATGTGGGGCAAATCCAGATTATGAAAAACAACTGGATGGATTTACAGCGAATTATGGGGGACATTGCTTTCCCGAATATCATAGCGCAATTGAAGGAGTTCAATGAATGGATAAAACAGAACAAGCAGCAAATCGCTGAATGGATGGGCGGCGTTATTGAATCGTTCATCAGTGTGTCAAAGGCACTATACGCATGCCGAAACACGATAATAATGATAGTCAAGGTTGCTGCATATGCGGCGATATTCTCCTGGCTGAAAAACTTTATTCATTTGATAGGGATGCTGACAGCTTCATTGAAGGGTTTGGCCGCAATGCAGGGGGTTATGGGGGCTGTTGCATTTGCAGGAGGAGGAGGCGGAGCAATAAAAGCGGTGCAGGTAGCAAAATATAATGTGGAGTCAGCGGCGGGGGCAATGTCAGCGGCAAACGCACGGATGATACAAGCGAATGTAGGGGCGGCTGTTGCGTCGATGGTTGTGCAGAATGCGCAGGGCGCGGAAGCGTTAAAAGCGAGTATGCAGAAAGCGGTAGAACAGGAAAAAATAGCCGCCTCAGCCGCAAGAAAGGCAATGACCGCAAAAACGGCGGCGGACGTTGCGATGATAAACGCGAGCGCAAAGTCAGAAAAAGCAGCATTACAAGCCGCGCAAGCTAGTACCGAAAGCCAGAAAATCCGGGCGGCTAAGATGGTGAAGATCGCTACGGAGTCTCAAGCGGTAGCGGCTGCGAACGTTGCAAAAGCCTCCTCTATAGCGGGAACAACATCTACCGCCGCTATCGGCGCGGCCTCGGTTGGGGCAAGTTTAAAAGCCGAATATACAGTCGCGGCGAATGCGGCGAAAATGGCGGGCAAGGAACAGGTTAATGCGGCGAAAGCGGTAACGGCGGCGGGCAAAGGGATAGCACAAGCAACGGCGGCTCAGACGGCGGCAACGGCAGGGCTTACAGCCGCGCAAGTGGGATTGAGGGCGGCGGTTATGTCTACACTTACGACATTTGGGATATTCAGTGCGGTTGGGGCTGTGATTATGGGAGTCATGGCTATCCGTAAGGAACTCAAAGAAATTGAGGGGATGAGCTTTGAAAATATCGAAGCACTAAAGGAACAAATAGATAGGCGTGGAGGTATGCAAGATAAGATTAATGAGGAGAATTACCAGTATAAACAAGATACAGATATATTAAATAAACAGTTAATTGCGAAAAAGATACTTAGGGACGATTATTACAACAAGACAGAAAAGGCGTATCAAGGTCATATTCAGAGAATGAAAGAAATCGAGAAGAGGGGGACACCGATAGTTGGGATGGGGGTCGGGATGAATGGGATAGATGATCAGCCACTCCTTAAGGAAATGGCCATAAAAAAGCGATATGATGAACTTCGCGCAAAACGGTGGAGAGACTACACCGACTATGATAGGGCTTTTGAACCTGAACTCCCAGGGTACAAAAGTAAAGTTGCACCAAAATATGATGATAACCTCACCAAGCTCAAAATGGTTTTACCTCCTACCATTAAACAAGATAAGGAAGATTTAAAGGCTACACAGGCGGCGGCGTTAGAAAATGCAAAAGCTCTTGCGTCACAACTTCGCGAAGCCACGAGAGAAGCGAATCAAGCGCAAACGGATTTGCTTGTAAATGAGCAAGCAAAAAGACTATCCGCTATTGAAGACTGGTTTGAAGATGCAAAAACAAGATACAAAGATAATGGCGCGGCGATAGTACAGATAGAAAAAGCGCATGGGTTAAAAATATTGGCCGTTGACCAGGAAAACATGCTTGCTCATGCGGCATTGATGGATTCACTAAATAATGATTTTAAAAATCAGCAGATAAGTTTTATTCGCAATGATTATGAAAAAAGTATGGCGGAAGCGGAACAAGAATTTATAGGTAAAATTCGTGATACTGATTTATTGGGGTTGGATGGAATTGTAGCATTATGGCATTTGAAGAATGCAGAGAAAGCGAATACAACAAAACTCAATAACGAAAAGATATTATCTGATGTAAGAGAATTCCAGAATAAGCTAAAAGATATGCAGGCGGAGAATGCTTTCTCATCTATTTATAGCCCGTCCACGAAACAGGCAGGAGAATATGATATAGAGAATGAAAAAAACAGATACAAGGCGGAAACCGATGCATTGCGGGAACAATTTGAAGCCCAGGAAATATTAAAAGATGAATACGACCGCAAGAGAAAACAAGCGGCGATGATACATTCAGAGACGTTAATCGGAATTAACCATAAGACTACAACAGGGATGATGGATGATGCGGTATCATTTGGGCGGGCGTGGGGTGGGGTAATGGCGAACGCATTACAGCAGTCCGGGAATACATTCGACAATATCGGGCTGGCTTTCAAAAATATGCTTGCGAATATGGCACTGGAGGCGGCGGCAACAGGGGTAATGGCGGCCATATTCAATATACTAGTTCCCGGTTCCGGGACAGCGGCGGAAGGATTCTTAGCTGGTTTTAAGAGCGTATTCTTCCGTGCCACTGGCGGCCCTGTTGAAAAAGATAAACCCTATATCGTCGGCGAAAAGCGGGCTGAATTATTTGTCCCGAACACGGCGGGCCGGATACTTCCGAAAGTGCCGGAGATACTACCGTTCAATGCTCCTGAAATACCAGAGATGAAGGCGGCTAAAATAGCGCCTTTGAAGGTTGCCGCGCCCGAACCGATAATACTCAAGGCTCCTGATATTGCGGCCTTGAAAGTGACTATTCCTGAAATGGCAGAATTGAAAGCTCCTAAACTATCCGCGCTCAAAGTTCCGTCTATTCCTGAACTTAAGGCCCCGAAGTTTGAAGCCTTGCGGATGCAGAGACCTGAGATACTCCAATTTAAGGTTCCGAAGTTTGTGGCTCCTGAACTTCCTGAATTGAATATTGCCAAAATGCCTGAAATAGAATTGCCTGAAATAGCGACATTGAACGTTCAGAAACCCGAGATACTTCAATTCAAGGCTCCTGTAATTCCTAAGCTCGAATTGCCGGAGATACCCCGGTTGACATCCCCTGAAATGGCGCCGCTCTCGGTGTCCATGCCTTCCATTCCGCGTCTGGGGGTAGATGTACCGCCCATTCCCGCGCCAGCCTATTCCGGCCCGTCTCCGGTGAAGATAAACTACCCGAAACAGGCGGCGGGGAATACCACGACCGTAAACGATAACTCTCATTGGTCTATCAGTATCAACCAAGCGGATGCGGCGAAAATGACAGGCTTGCCCGACGATGAGTTCGCGAAACAATTCAAGCGGTGCGAACGCGACGGGCGAATCAAGGTAAGAAAGACAGCTTAAAAAGGGGGGTATCGTGGCAAAGAAAGTATCTAATCCTGCTCCTCCAGTATCATCGAAACCTGTTGCGCCGCCTACTCCGCCTCCACTTGGGGATAAAGGTAGCACAATGACAACCGATGAATTTGCCCGGCTATTCAGGCAAGCTATGCGGGAAGGCAAGTTGAAATAGTGACCACTCCGTCGCTTGAAAGCGACGGCTTCTCAGGCTACGCATGAGATTACAACCTCTACGTTGACGCCCGATAGCCGAGTCCCGGCTGATAAAATATTCAGGGAAGCATTGATGTCCCTATCCATTACTAACCCGCAGGAGTCGCAATGATAAACCCGGTCTTTCAGAAGCACCTTCTTTGCGGGAATGCACCCGCAAGAGTGGCATGCCTGCGTAGTGTAAGCTGGGTTCACTCCCACCACTTCGACACCGGCGCATTCTGCCTTGAATCGGAGAATAGAGAGGAAATTGCCCCAACCCGCATCATTGACGGACTTCGCCAACATACCACGGGAAAGTCCTTTTACATTCAAATCTTCATGAGTAATAAAACCGTATTGAGTGACAAGTTTTCGAGCTGTTTTGTGGTGAAAGTCACGGCGCTGATTTCCGATGTGATGATGAAGTTTAGCAACACGGCGCACAGCCTTCTTGCGGTGATTACTCCCCTTCTTCTTTCGGGCGAGAGCGCGTTGCGCAATGCGAAGTTTCTTTTGTGCTTTCCGGAAGAGACGGGGGGCGTCAACAAACTCGCCATTGGAAGTGACAAGAAAAGATTTCAATCCGAGGTCAATTCCTACGGGGGGGTTAAGAGAAGGGATAATATCAACATCGGGAAGTTCGCAGGAGAAGGACACATACCATTCTCCGGATTTTCTGGACACGGTTGCGGACATGATGCGGGCATCTTCTGGAACTTCTCGATGCCACTTCACCTTCACCGCTCCGATGAATTGCAGGGCGAGTTGGCGGCCTTTAATTCGGCATCCATCGGCATAGGTGAAGCGCACGGAATCGAACCGGCCTATGCCCTTGAACCGAGGATAACCTGGTTTATCCCCCTCCTTCACGCGGCGAAAGAAATTTTGGAAAGCGGTATTGAGTCTGCGAAGGGTATGTTGGCAAGAGGAAAAGTTGACTTGCGAAAGGTGTTCATCTTTAGTTCTTACCGCCGTAAGTCTCGCCGATTGTTCAGAATATTTTACCGACATTTTGCCCGTCTCGTACAAGCCTTCACGCCAAGCTAATGCGGAGTTATAGAGATGGCGATGCGTCTCAAGAGTCTGATCAAGGGCGTCAATCTGTTCTTTGGACGGGTAAAGACGGTATTTAAAACTTCTGTGCATCTATTTCCCTTTTTGAGACTCAATGTAATGCTTCACGGTGGATTCAGAAACAGAACCAACGGAACCGGCGTAATACGACCGGCTCCACAGTGTCGGGAGACGGCTTTTCAGGGAAGGGAATTCATCCCGAAGGACGTGACTTGTATAACCCTTCAAACGGGCAACGATTTCGGAAACACATTTTGTGGGGTCATGTTCTATAAAAACATGAATATGATCCGGCATTACTTCGAGCGCATGAATTGCAAGCCCAATTTCGGATGCCTTGCCGTGCAGAAGTTCAGTAAGTCTGCGTTCGATGTCTCCAACCAATACTTTACGGCGATATTTCGGACACCAGACAATGTGTAGTTTTAGACTAAAAACAGCCCCTGTATTTTTCGCGTATCTGTCCATGCTTTATAATATACCCACGACAGATACATAATGCAAGAGTTTTTTTAAAGAAGGAGTAGGCGTATTCCTCTGTCGGCTGAACCCGACAGTCCCCTGCGCCAAATTCATATGGCAACGAATCGCTTTGACTATCCCACAGTGGCAACGGCGACATCGTCTCTTGTCTTCGATACCGCAGGGCACATGGCGTCGGACTCTGATGAACTCCGTTTCAATGACGAAATGGCAACGTCTATTGGCGGCTCCGATTATGTGTTAGATTATAGCGCATTGAAATATCATTTCAGGTTTTCATTCATCGTTCCCAGAACGAAGGTAGCCGCTGAGTATGATATGGCGGACGCGAAAGCATTTTTCCTTGTCGTTTCAAGGGTGAATACATTTCAATGGACTGATGAAAACAGCACGGTACGCACGGTGAGGCTCATGTCAAACGCGGTATCTTTTGAACCGGAGAGTGGGCGCTGGATGCGGTGTACGGTGGAATTGAAACAGGTATAAATCGGGGGAGAAAATGGCACAGGCAATGAAAGCGGACAGACATTATCCAAAAGTGATAATCGACGGGAAAGAACTCACAGGGATAATATCCATAGAACCATATTATCATGTTAATGAACTTATAACCGTAACCATAACGGTATATCCGGTTAATATTAATCAGGATGAAATTCATTTGGGGACAAAGTGAGAACCCCTCTTAATCAATCCGATACCCTCTATCTCTCGCAAGGGATAAAACCGCGCCTTTTTGTGCGGGTTTCCGACTCGTTGGACAACACTATCCTTTGCCAAAGCACAAAGGCAACCGGTGAATACGAAGACCGCATAGAGACATTAGGTGCAATAAATCAGAGCATCCGGCCAGAGGGCGGGATGGCTGAAGTATCCGGGGCAACGTTCAACCGAATCATCCTCGATGAGCGGTTGACACTATGCACGGAAGCGGATATTGCGCCATACGTGTCAGGGGTAGTCATGGGGGCCGGAAGGTTAATGACGCAAGGACTCCCGGGCGTATCATATTCAACAGTGCGTAACTCCATAACGGCGACAAATTATCAGACCCCGGCGCTCGTTATCGGGCGATACAAGAACGTCGGGGGAAATTACTGTACGGTATGGAGAGCGCCACTTGAATTTGCAATCCTTGCTGGGGTGACAAGTTGTGAGGACGCCTATATTGCCGTGACGGGGATGAGCGATTCATCCAGCACAGACTTCACTCTCATCGGGGTAGCGGGAACATGGACGGCTCCGATAACAGCGGCGGACTTCAATAATTTTTCCGTATGGCAGGCAAGCGGGGACTACACCTCGTTTATTACGAATCTCATAGAATCTTGGACAACGGCGGAGTACGGGACAACGGTATATCTCCGTCTCAATACGGCGGGTCGGGCGGCGATAGTAGGGGCTACAGGTGGATATTTCAAACTCATGCTCATGTCAAATCTGGATACTACGAACGCGGCGGCCCCTTCCGGTAATGAATATGTGCAATTTGAGGCGTCCACGGCGCGATTGAAGCTCCGATACAATTCACAGACGCTTGATAATCAGAATGTGGAAATCCTGTTCGGCATGGAAACACTCCCGGCAACAATCACAAACGCCACAATTGACGCGGTATGGAAAGGCGTTCTTGACTCATATGAAATTGGCAACAAGGCTTTTTCGGGAACGGCAAAACAGAATGACCATAAGAAAAACTGCATGATACCGGCAAATGTTACTACAAAAGAGGATTTTCCAGATTGCCCGGAAGAAAATTTGGGTAAAGGGTATCCGGTTGTTTATGGGGCAGTATATGGAAGTGCTGCGGGGAAACATAAAGATGCGATAGGTATTGATACATCTATCGGCTATGGGGGCCTGCGCGATTATTTTCCTGCGCCAGTTGTAAGAAAAGGCAAAAGCAGATATAACGACCCCGGCCTTGTGCTGGTATCATCCAAAACGAATCATAAGTCTATCGGGGGTGTTCCGGCACTCTGGAATGGACAGGCAAAAACATTTGAAGAACTATGGGCATATGCCGGAACAGACCAGACGCTTGCGAACGGTTCAATAGGTATAGATTTTACTCCAAAAACACGCTACATAGTAGACAATGACGGTGCAACGGAACAATTTATGGGCCGGGTATACTGCGCCATACCCTCACTTGTTATTGATTATGACACTGATAGTACTCCAGAAAATGTTTACGCCATTGATGGATTGAGTTATGCTGAACTTGATTCTATTGGAGAATATATAGATTTAGGCTTTAACCAGCAGGGTATTTCTGGGACGATTGATAAAATGGAAATTATGTTTGATTTGGTGGATACTTCAAATCAGGCAATGAGAATAGAAGTGTTTGACCTTGATAGCGAAGATAAAATAACAGGTACGGATGGTGTTACTGATGGTTTTTTTGATTGGACACCTCCTAATTATTGGGGTTGGACACTCCATTCCGCTTTAAGTGATTTTATAACAGCAGGAGTAGCGAGCGGTGATACTTTGGTTATAACGGATGGAATAAATAAAGGTTCATCCATTTGTTATCCGACAACAAATTCAAATATTTTATCAATCACACAAGAAACCGTGCCAGGTGGTCCGCATGAAGCGGCAACTGGACAATCATTTCGGGTGCTTACTCAGGGCGCTGAAATAACTGCTAATCAAATAGACGGTATCGCGGGAACTGGACAAAAGGTATTAACGCTTGCAACGAATCTCGATGATTTAAATAAATATCGTATCCGAATCTCACAACCAAATTTTGGGGCACTGACCGGGTATAAACGAATAAAGAATTTTCAGGTGCGTATTTTTCTTTCAGACTTTGAATCCCCTTCCGAAATGTGGCTTGATAAAGAAGGAACGGAATATGGCTCATGGATAACCGGGCGCGGTGAAACTGCGGGGGCGCTTATAGAAAATCCCGCGCATGTCATTGAATCTATCGGGCGTGATGAAATGGGGTTGCTCACCGCTGAAATTGATACCACCGCATTTGACGCGGCGGCGACGGCCATTGA